TACGAATGGCCGCTTTATTCATTTTGAATTAAAGTAATTATTTGCATAATTACCATTTTGCCATTTGGTGTCCAAAGTATATATGAGACCCCATACCCCAATATACCATAGTTTTGGAGAGACCCCGATTCAAAACGCGCGTTTTGATGGCTCCTCCTAAGCATTTCAAAATAAGTGCAAAAAACTATTTCCTCACATATCCAAAGTGCTCTCTATCCAAAGAAGAGGCACTTTCCCAATTGCGAACCCTAGAAACTCCAACTTCGAAGAAATTTATCAAAATTTGCAGAGAGTTGCACGAAGATGGGGCTCCGCATATCCACGTTCTTATCCAGTTCGAAGGAAAGTTCCAATGCAAGAATAACAGATTCTTCGACTTGGTGTCCCCAAGTCGGTCAACACATTTCCATCCGAACATTCAGGGAGCTAAATCGGCATCGGACGTCAAACAATACATCGACAAAGACGGGGACGTGTTAGAATGGGGTGTCTTCCAGATCGATGGACGATCTGCTCGTGGAGGTCAACAAACAGCTAACGACGCGTACGCAAGAGCAATAAATACAGGAAACAAAGAAGATGCATTGAAAGTGTTGAAAGAATTAGCACCCAAAGATTACGTTTTGCAATTTCATAATATGAATTCGAATTTAGATCGTATTTTTCCACCTCGTGCTGAGGTGTATGTTTCTCCTTTTTCAATTTCATCCTTCGACAGAGTTCCGCAAGAACTCGTCGATTGGGTTTCAAGTAATGTGGGGTGTTGCGCTGCGCGCCCGAATAGACCCATAGGAATAGTATTAGAGGGTGATAGTAGGACGGGCAAAACAGCGTGGGCGCGTTCGTTAGGACCACACAATTACTTGTGCGGCCATCTAGATCTAAGCCCGAGAGTATACAATAATGATGCTTGGTACAACGTCATTGATGACGTTGATCCCCACTATCTAAAGCATTTTAAAGAATTCATGGGGGCCCAAAGAGACTGGCAAAGCAACACGAAGTACGGAAAGCCAGTCATGATTAAAGGTGGGATTCCCACCATCTTCCTCTGCAATAAAGGACCAAACAGCAGTTACAAAGAATATCTCGATGAAGAAAAGAATGCAGCACTGAAGCAGTGGGCATTAAAGAATGCAATCTTCATCACAATCGAAGAACCACTCTATTCCGGTCGCGAAAGCATCGCAACCGCTGAAGAAGAAGAAGAACATCAGACGTAGACGAATTGATCTACCGTGCGGATGCTCGTATTACATGTCAATAAATTGCCATGATCACGGATTCACGCACAGGGGAGTACATCACTGTGGATCGAGCAGAGAGTGGCGCGTATATCTGGGAAGTTCCAAATCCCCTCTATTTCAAAATAATAAAACACGACATCAGACCTTGTCTAGAGGAACACGACATAATCAAGGTGCAGGTAGTGTTCAACCACAACCTGCGGAAAGCACTGCGGCTTCACAAATGTGCGATAACTTTCCAAATCTGGACGGGCTTACAACCGCCGACTGGGATTTTCTTGAGAGTCTTTAAAACCCAGGTCCTTAAGTACCTGGATAGGTTAGGAGTGATTGGTATTTATAATGTAATAAGAGCAGTTTATCATGTATTGGACGATGTATTGGAAAAGACAATTGATGTATGGACAACATATGATGTGAAATTGAATATATATTAATTTGTTACCGAATCATAAAAATAGATTCGGATTTTCAAAGTCGCGTATACAGGGTTCGATGCGTGAGTACAGGCCATATACAACATTAATGCATTTTCAGTATGATTCTCATACTTGCCGGCCTCTTGTTGATTATAGACAACATAATTATTAACCCTAACAAACTTCCTAACTAATGCTTGCTCCCTTGATGCGTATGTTCCTCCGGTCACAGTGGCATGCCATTTGCGCATCACTTGATATCGATCACGATGCATATTCTTCACCGTTGCAGTGCTCGGTTCATTATCGAACATATTAAAAACCTCCCCAAAATCCTGTGGAGTTCCTGTAGGACGACGGTCTTGAACCAGAAAAAATATGACGCTATTAGTGTGGTTTTTAGTCTTGATATTTTCGTCCATCCATATTTTCCCCAAAACGTAAACAGATTTCACACAAAATCGCTTCCCAACGCGATGTGTGAGTCCGGTTCCTCGTGTAACATCACTAATACACATCACCTTACCAATATGGGAGACATCGTGCCTAGATTCAAACGATTGAACTTTACAAGGGCCTTCACAGCCCCTTGGCACGTCGGGACTTCTATACATCCTGTACATCTTGGGTTTTCTGTTCATCGGCCTGTTTGTCCAGGCCTTTCCCTTTGTGACGCGGGCAATGGGGACAACTGCACGGGAAACATATGGGCTGTCGAAGTTGAGACGTCGGCGTACCTTCGACGCGGGAGTTGAAATGATAATATCGGCTGGTCGCTTCGACATAATTCTTTGCGCGGAGAACAAGGATGAGATCGCGGACAAGATCGTAGCCGACTGTGTCCGGAGAATATGTTTTTTCCACCTCTTGAAGATATTTCACCGCTAACATGCACCTTAGACCATGAACACTTTCAGGAAATTCGTGCATAAGTGGATCCCACATGTTGTGGATCAAAACTTGGTGCGGAAGTCTATTTAATGGTCCCCACGTAATAAATAAGCCATGTAGCGTGAATTTCATTGGTCGAGGGCCCACATAAAAAATCGCGCGGCCATTCGGTAATATTA